GCACTTCTAGTTTGGGAGGTGCTAATGCTTTTTTACCTTCTGTTGGCATTACTATACAAAACGCATCTGCTGGGGATTATTTTGTATTGTCTGGGGTTACTGGCACAGGCTTTAATATTAAGATAAAAAATGGTACAAATTTTGTAGATAAACAATTTACATTCCAAGCTGTCGGTTACGGCAAAGGGGTGTAATATGGAGGAAAGTATTTTTTAAATGGCACAAGTAGCTAATAAAGATATTGCAAATAGTTCTGGTGCTGGTGTAAGAGCAGACCTTAACCTTGCGTTAGCTGCTGAAGCATCAAATAATTTTGGCCCTAAAGCTGATGCTGGTCAAGTTTTACCATGTGAATTAGTTGCAGATAATTCGACCTCCCCTAAAAAACTATTAATAAGATCTACTACAGGAGATGACGGAACTTCTGGTACAACTCCAACTTATTTTGATGTTGGAAATTTAGATGAAGCAAATTTAGGACTTGTAAAAAGGGTTGGAGACACTCTTACAGGCCCATTGGAACTAGACGATGGCTCTGGAGCAAGTAGTCCAGCACTATCTTTTGATGGAGATAGTGATACAGGAATTTTTAGACAATCAGCAAACACAATGGGCTTTTCTACTGCTGGTACACAAAGAGTTGGTATAAGTAATGCTGGTCTAGATATGCTTAACGCATTACCTATTAGATTTCAAGATACTAGCGGTTCTCCTTTTGTTTCTCTTCAATCTCCTTCTTCTTTATCAGGAAATGTAGCTCTTACTTTACCTTCATCAATAACCAATGGTGGTTTTTTACAGACTGATGGATCAGGTAATCTTAGTTTTTCTATTGTAGAAGGTGTACCAACTGGATCTGTTTTTGCTTTTGTAGGTTCTACTGCTCCTACTGGTTATTTAAAAGCTAATGGCGATACAATTCCTAACGGATCAGGTACTGTCCAAGGTGTAACTGCCAACTTTGCAGCTTTATATGCGTTAGTCGGGGCTACATTACCAGATCTTAGAGGTGAATTTGTAAGAGGTTTTGATGATAGTAGAGGTGTAGATAGTGGAAGAAGTATAAATAGTTCTCAAGGTGGAGAAAACGCAACTCACAACCACGCAGCATCTTCAAGCGTTTCAGAGTCTAGTCATACACATAACATGAGAGGACTTGCATTAAGTGGTGGTTCTGGTTCTGTTGGAATCACACTTGGTTCTGGTCAGTCTTATCAGATAGGATATTCTGGTAGTATTTCATCTCGAAGTTCTGGAAGTGCAAGTACAGGAATATCTGTTAGTACCACAACTTCTAATCAAGGTTCTGAAGCTAGACCTCGTAACGTAGCTATGCTTTACATAATCAAAATTTAATTATGTCGATACAACCGGGAACATACAATATGACGGTGCAGAGAAGAGCAGATTTTTCTTTGCAGCTTGTTTTTAAAGATTCAAATAGTAATGCCATAAATTTAACTGGATATACTGTTTATGCTCAATGCTGGGATAGCGGTAGAAATATTAAATATGGTGACTTTGCAATTACTTACACCAATAGAGTTACAGGTACAATCGACATCGCTTTAACTGATGTTCAAACCGCTACATTTGAAACTGATACTCTTGCATATGATGTTTTGCTAGAAAATGTTAGTGGACTGCGAGAGTACTACCTTGAAGGTGTTATAACTATGTCAGAGGGTTATACAACACCATGACTTCCGTTAACATTACAACGACTAAAAACACAGTTACCGTTAATGAAGGAGATGCAACTGTTGTCACAATCGCAACTCAAGGGCCACAAGGCCCAGGTTTTGATCTTGCACTAGATCATACTGGAAAAGTAAATGATTCAATCATGTACTATGACGGTACTTCTGGTAAAGTGAAATTAGATTCAACTACTACCAAACTAACACTCGTTGACGGAGGGAACTTCTAGTGGCTAACACAGTAAGAATAAAAAGATCCACAGGATCATCAGCACCTACAACACTAGCAAATGCCGAGTTAGCATTTAGTGAAGGTGATGAAGTTTTATATATAGGAAAAGGAACTGGTGGTGCAGGGGGGTCTGCTACAACCATCAATGCTATTGGAGGTAAGGGTAAGTTTTTTGATACAGATACAACAAGAACCACTAATCATGTTTTAGCTGGTGCTGCTTCTGGAAGTGCTGCTGCTCCTACATTTAGAGCATTAGTCTCAGATGATATTCCTTCATTAGCACACACCAAGATAAGTGATTTTGATACAGGTGTAAGAGTTAATACACTTAATCAAATGGCTGTTCCTACAGGTTCAGTTTCATTTAATTCACAGAATATAACAAACTTAGCTGATCCAGTAAATACACAGGATGCAGCAACTAAAGGCTTTGTTGAAGCTACATCACAAGGGCTTGATGTTAAAGACTCATGCGTAGCTGCAACAACAGCAAACATAACAATATCAACTGCTCTTAATAATGGAGACACGCTAGATGGTGTTAGCCTTTCAACAAATGATCGTGTTCTTGTTAAAGATCAATCTACTGCATCTCAGAATGGTATCTATGTAGTTGGATCTTCTCCAGCAAGGGCAGCAGATTTAGCTACTGGGTCTAACGCTGCTGGTTTCTTTACCTTCGTAGAAAAAGGAACAGTAAACGCAGATAACGGTTTTGTTTGTACATCAGACTCAGGTTCAGCCGTTGTTGGAACTAATAATCTAACGATTGCACAGTTCTCTGGTGCTGGTCAGATTACAGCAGCAGACGGTTTACAGAAGTCAGGAAACACATTATCAGTCGATCTAAAATCCAACGGTGGACTTGTAATTGAATCAACAAAAATTGCTGTAGATCTTGGTGCTAGTTCTATTACAGGAACACTTGCAATATCTGATGGTGGAACAGGTGCTACTTCTGCTTCTAATGCAAGAACATCTCTTGGTCTTGTTATAGGTACTGATGTCGAGCCTCATAGCGATAAGCTGACAGAACTCGCAACAATGAACCAAACAACAGCTAACTCTTTAGCTGATTTGTCAGATACCGAAGTTCAAATCTTAGATGGAGCAACAGTAACAACAACTGAGCTTAATATTTTAGATGGAGGCACATCAGCAACATCAACAACTCTTGCTGCAGCAGATCGCATGGTAATCAATGATGCTGGAACAATGGTACAAGTTGCATTATCCGATCTTGTCACATTCCTTGAGAACGGAAGTGTTTCTGGTTTTGATATAGACGGAGGAACATACTAAAATTAACCATTAGGAGGGTCGGTCAATGGCAAATGTTGTTAAGTTAAAGAGAGGAAGTGGAAGCGACCCAAGTGCTTCCGATATGGTGGTCGGTGAACCAGTTATAAGAACCGATACGGCAGAGTTATTTTTTAAGAAAGATGATGGTTCAGTAGCAAAAGTATCAGGAGGAGGCGGTGGCCCTGATTTTAAATATTTAGCACTAAGAAACGCAGCTAATAATGGTGCAGCATCTTATCCTAATGCAGACTTTACTCTTGTTACATCAGGAACTACCAATGCAATAACACCAGCAGCAGCTAATACATTATTAGTTAGTGTTAACGGTGTAATCCAAAAACCAAACACAGGAACATCTACACCTTCTTCTGGTTTTGCGTTAAATGGATCTACTATAAAATTTGGAGGTAACATCTCTGCTGCACCAGATTTTATTCTTTATCAAGAATCAGGTGGGATAGGAGAGCCTAGTGATGAGACTGTTAGCGAAGCAAAATTGCAAGTTAGCAACAGTCCTGTAAATGGTTATTTTCTTTCTGCACAATCTGGTAATACAGGAGGGCTTACATGGGCTGCACCTGTAGCAACATCTTGTACTGGTAACTCTGCAACTGCTACAGCACTTGCAACCGCTAGAGCTATAAATGGAGTTAACTTTGATGGTACGGCTGCGATTACAGTAACGGCTGCTGCTGGAACACTATCTGGGAACACGTTGAATAGTTCTGTTGTAACTAGTTCTCTTACATCGTTAGGAGACTTGGCAGGGCTTACTGTTAATGGTGATATGTCTTTAACAGGAGCAAACTATAACGTCTTATGGGATAAATCAGATAACGCTCTTGAGTTTGCTGATAATGCGAAAGCTGTATTTGGAACTGGTTCAGACCTTAAAATTTATCACGATGGAAGCCATAGCCATCTTAATAACGTAACTGGTAATTTATTAATTGGTGTAGAAGGTGAGTTTCAAGTTTTAAATCGTCAAGAAAATGAGTTTAGGATTAGAGCGCATAATAATGGAGGAGTGGATTTATATTATGACCACACAAAGCGGTTTGAGACTACAGCTCATGGTGCATCTATCACCGGTAAATTAGATCTTAGTTCTGATTTAGACATGGGAGATAATGATTTCATCAAACTTGGTGACGGTGATGATTTAACCATTAGTCATGATGCAACCAATAGCACGATTCACAACCAGACAGGTAATTTAAGAGTAAGGAATGCTGGTGAGTTTCAAGTAACTAAAAGCTCAACTGAAAATATGTTGATTGCCAAACCAGATGGAGCCGTAGAGCTATA